CAGAATACAAAGCGCGTAACTCTGTCAAAACAGGATCGCTTGTAGGGACAGCGAACTGTGTGCGTGGAGTAGGTCCAGCACCGAAAGATGCACCAGCGGTAACAGGCTCATCAGGTCGTTCTGTTGGGCGGTTAAACGCACCTAACTGACCAGGAAGAATTTGTGGCGGGGCATCGGTAGGAGCTGCAGCCATTGGCACTGCCGACTGTGCATCCATCTGCTTTTTTGCTTCGCCATAGGTTTGACCTGTCGCTGTCTGCTTGGCTACTTTGCCACCGGCGTTACGAAGATCGGATCGGTTTGGATATTGCTTTGCCATTTAAGCCCCTGCTCCCATTGGTGGCATTGGAGGTAAAGGTGAACTCATCGGTCCAGCCGGTGATGGAAGTCCTCCACCTCCTCCGCCAAGTTGTGCGAGTAATCCTTCAATACCGCCAGGTTGCGGAGCAGACGGTGGCTGTTCCATACCCATGCCTGGCATAGACAAACCTGGCTGTGCTTCAGGTGCGCCAGTAGGGACAGGTGTTGCCTGCCGTTCCTGTGCGCGCTTTTGTGCTGCTTGAATTGCTTCAGGCAACGACATCTTGTTTTGAAGAACACGATCAGCGATAAAGGCGAGGTCGTCAGGCTGGTATGGGCCGTTCGGATCTGCAGCTTGTGACTGGATGGAGGACAGCAATGCCGACTCGATTGCTTCGGCAACGATGCGATCCTTTTCCAACTCAGGATCTGCAACCAACGGGTCTGCTTCACGGGCTGATTCTTTAGAAATAAGTCCTGCACCGAGACGCTGACCCAAGCCGATAACAAGGTTGTTCACGTCGGAACCTGCAGCTGAGTATGAGACATAGTGGAAGTCTGTTTCCCACAGTTTGTTCGGGGTGTAATCCTTCATACCGCCTGAGCTGCCTGGCATGAAGAAAGACTTGGAGGTGTTACCCCAATATGCTTTTTCAAGGGCAATAGCGATTTTGTCTTCTTCAACACGGGCAGCTGCGAATGTGTCTTGTGCTTCTTGGACTCGGAAGTCAACGGTGGCTGAAAGAATGGATTCGCCTCGGCGACCGGTACGGATGTTGGTGCCTGATTCTCCACCGAACTCGGCAGGGATAGCACCCTCTAAACGCTCTTGGCGTTCAAGTCGATCCAAGGCTGTATCTGTTTTGTAGCCAGGGTTTAACTGTTGTACTTGGATGTCGCCACCCTTGACAACACCTAACTGCCCTGTCTTGCCGTCAGCGATCTGGATGATTTCAGCGTTCTCACCTGGGCGGGAAACAAGGTATTCATCGGGGAAAATGCCACGCTCAATAGCGATTTCGGTGAGAGCCTGAAGTCGAGCGCGGGTGTAATACATTCCAAGCAGACCATCAAACTGTCCACGGGGCTTGTCAAGCGTAATACGCTGGGGGTTGACAACCAATGGCATACCAGCACGGTTGGATATACGAGACAGTTCTACCGCTGCACGACCCATGTAGGCACCACCGGTGATTGGGTCACGATCTTTTTCTGATCCCAGCACCAACACAACGATTTCGTTTTCGCATACATATTCAAGGATGGTGAACAGATCGTCAGGGTTGGGGTTGCCAACACGAAGAACACCGTTCAGCAATGGGCCGTAGTTACGCATAACCCATGCATACGGACGGCTGTAGGAGAAGATGACATTCTCAGGGACAGGGTTTGATTCGTCCGTGATAGGGGCAGCGAAGGTATCAAGGGGGTTACGAAGATGCCATTCGACAAGACGCTTATCAAGGTTTGGCTTGAGGAAAACGGGGGCTGAGGCGTAGGCGAAGAAGTTACGCGCACGTCGGCGATCCTTTTGGTTCATGCGGTTTTGGTCCCACATGGACAGCATGGCTCGCTTGCGGTCACGGGCAAGTTGCATGGAGCGATCTTGTCCTTCACGCAGGGCAGGGAAATACGGAGAAGGGGATGTCGAGGTGACACGCATAGCCATTTGGTCAAGACCCTGAACAAACAGGTTCGCTACAGATGAACGAGATGTACGATCCAACTCGGACAGGGGTACAACTACTTCACCGTTAGCGAGTCGGCGCACCTCACGCATCTGCTGGAGGATCGGCCCAAGGTTTTGATGACGCTCACGATAAAGATCAACAATTTCCTCAACTGATTTCATGCGCGACCTTTACTAGATTCAACGGATGTAAAGGTATCACACTAGTCACCTATCATCCATGACGGTCGCCACTGTCGAGGAGGCTTCTTTACTTGGGTCAGGTTCGGCAGGTTCAAAATTGCCATCCATAACGCCATCACAATGTCGGTTCCGTTCTTTTTATCCCTACTCCACTTCGTTAACTCGTCAACAGCTGCAAGAGTTTTCCAGTTTCCACGCATAGTGGGGAACCGAATCGCACCAGATCGGACAACAGGGGGTAATAACGCCTCAACACCGAGGGCTTCGTCCAATTTGTTACGGGAAGTGGTGTGCTGAATAATGTTTACCCGCCACATTGACTGCCATTTGCGTACAAAGTCGTGGGCAAGAAGAAATCTTTGCGCTGCGTTGATCTCGACAACCCAATGTGAGATGGGATAACCGTATTCAACCGAGCGTTCCTGCCATTCTTCCATCATTCCTGAGTATGTGCCGGTCATTGTGTCGTAGCCAAGCACTTCTTCAGCGGTTAATTTGATGCGTTCCAAGTCAACGACGTGGTACAGGTTCAAATCAGGCTGGTAAATGATCCAAACGAACGCCCAAAACATTGTGGGGGATGGGTCAACGGCGACAATAGATACCAGTGGGTGCGATAATCCGTTAGGTATGTACCCAGGTAGGCGTTCATTATCAATGCAACCGTTATACATCACCCCGTCGTTACCAACACCACCGGTAAGCCAAGTGCGATCAACAAGTCGAGAGTCAATATCCAAATCTTCCTGCTGATACACAACATTGAAAACATCAGGTTTGTTGTAACGAATAAACGAAAGGTCTTTCCACGGCAAACGCTTCGGGTCAAGCAGTGGGCCTTCAGGGTACGGCTTTGATTTGAAAGATCTGGACTCTTTACCCGTATCTAGTTCTTCGTAATACGCTTTGTAGATGATATGGCGGTACTTCTTCTGCCTGATCGGTTGACCATTCTCAACATCCTCAGGGGTTTCCACATCCGAACCGTCATAGTTAATGTCGTCATCAATGTCGTAAGTTTCTTTCGCCAAACAATGCGCGTACAAATCTCCTGATCCAAGACGCTGCCCAACGACAGCCAATAATCCACCTGGGTCGCACCGAGCCTCTGCGACACCATCCCACCGTTCCAGCAACTTATCTCTGGCAACCGACTCACGGGCATTATCTGGGGATGCCACGTCGTCAAAAAGGCACAAGTCCGCACGGTGACCAATGAACTCTGTTTCAATGCCATAGGCACGAACGGTTGGCTCCTTATTGTCAAGCCCGTTCCCGTCCAGTTGTTCAACGACAAATTCTTCTGCTCTCCATAGCGCACCTTTATCAACTGGTTTAAACCTTCCATAATCAATCGTTAAACACCCGACAGCGTTGACAGCCAACCCCTTCTCGACCATCATCGGGTCAGGTTCAATAGGCATCACACGCTCAAGCGTTTCACGGATACGGCGAGAATACATCTTCGCCATGTTCTGAGACACCGACCCGATCATCACACGGATACGGCGGTTACGGACAATTGCCCACACCGCCACGTCGTGAAACAAAGTTGACTTACCCGCACCAGGGGGGACATTCAAAACAACAAATTCTTTTTCTTCAGACTCCAACAACTCAACAAGTGTCAAAGCTGCTTCGACCTGCCACGGAGACGGAACACGGCCAAGGTAGTAAGTACGGAAAAAGTCAAAATCCTCAAGCCCCCTCAACGCCTCCTCAGAAAGCATGTCGTGAGGTATCGCAGATGGCAAGTCAATGGCATCCATGAAGTTGTGGTGTGCAACAGATTGGCGACCACCAGATCCTGCACCTGAAGACACCTTATGGTCGGCTTCTTTACGGGCTGCTTCTAAAGCCCTCGCCCTTTTAATCCAGCGCGTACCAGTGTTGTAATGAACACCTGTCTCTGCACAAGCATCTTTGATATTCCGACCTGCAGCTATCAACGCAAAAAACTTTGCTTTGTCTGCCGGTGGAACTGCTCTTTTAGTTCCCATCGTGGTTAAAGATTACCACTTCACCTTGTTCGCCCAATACGCAGCAGACATCTTGCCCTTGGCGATATTGCTTGCGTGTCTTGCTTTGAACGCTTTGTTCCGTGCAGATCCTTCAGGGGAACCCTTCACACCCTTCTGCCCAAAACGAATCGTCTTCACCTGCTCACCAACTTTCGCCACAACGACGTGCGACTTCGTAGGATGATCCGGTGTTGCCTTTGGCTTATTAAAACCACTCACACCAGCACGGGTAAGTCGAGGATCTTTAGCAGTAGCCATAACGCAACACTACATTCTCTGCTACACTCAAGACCGCAACAGAGAAAGACTCCCACGCTGGGAAGCGTCAGAGCGAGCAAGGCTGTACACCGGTTGCATGGTGCGGGGCATTTCACACTAGGAAACTAGGGTAGATGTTCCCTGCAACCAAGACAGAATGAAGACAGATGGTCTGATCCCCTGTTGCGTAAGAGGAACAAGCAGCGTTGAATGAACGACCAAACATTCCATCCTTTACAGGTGTCGGCTAAAAGAACTTGGCTACGGCGACCTTGAACCTCTTTGGTTCTAAACCGTGGGGGAAAGCCATCTACTCTTTGCGTATCTTCAACACAGCCAGTTGTGTCTAACGCCCTCGTGCTTCGCACAGCGGTTGTTCGCAGCGAAACACGGATCACGTCGCTGTGAATGTGCAACGCTTCGGATGAGCCTTTGATAACCGGTCACTCTAAGTGGTGGGTAAACACACACAGTCACACAGTCGAACACCTAGCCAACCTGGTACAAAAGAGTGACAACATCTGTGTGCAGTAATACAGTACTCCCCCCACACGCGCCT